ATCAATAATTTGTTAAATAAAAAAGGCTACCTAATTAAAGATAGCCTTTCATGTAGTAGTAGTTAATTACTAAGAAGTAACAATAGTAGCAGAACTAAATAAAGTCGCTAATGTAGCTTCTGTTGAGCAGTTCAAATGATTTGCTGGTATTCTTTCCATTCCTGTAAATGTAAGTTTATAACCGTTGAAATCTGCCATTTGAACACCGTTTTCAATTGATATTTCTGTAACGTCCATTCCAAACTCTAAACCAGCTAAGAAATATTGCCCTTGTCTATTTCTAACAACAATGTGTGGTCTACCATAAGATAATAATTTTACCATCTTAGTAGTTGCGACATCTTGTTTTTTCAAGTCAATAGTTAAAGTTTGCTCAAAGTAAGTTGTTCCGTTTTCTCTTGAAGAAACTCCCTTTTGATTAAATGAGTTATTACCCTTTAAAGAAAACTTATAAAGGTTAGTAATATTGTTTACATCAGTAATCATATCCGTAGACGTTCCATCATACGTTAAATCACTTTGCATAGTAGGATTGAAGTTCGCAATGTAGATAATGTCTATTCCACCAACTGCATCTTTACAACTCTCCGCTCTACCGTTTGCTAAATCACAAGCCATAATTTTTATTTTTTAATGTTAATAAAAAAGGGCGGTGTATCTCTCACCACCCTTTAATTAAATTTTGCTAATATTAGTTAGCAGAGTTAGTAATTCCGTAAGTTACGATCTCAGAAGCATAACCGTAGTTAGCACATCCTGTCATTCTCATAACGATTCTTACATTCTCATCTCCTAAAGTTTCAGAAGTATCAATCAACTTAACTTTATTCATGTCATCTAATAAACCTGTACCGAAATATAAGTTAGATTTTTGAGCAGCAATTGCAACGTTTGAAGCTAATCCTTCAGCTAATACAATTTTAATACCGTCAATAGTTAATGCTTGACCTGTGTAGAAAGTTGAACCTTTAGCATCAACACCATTAGCACCTAATCCACTTGCACCGAATCCTCCTAATGCTTGGATATAAGCATAGTACATATTTACAGGCAAGTAGATAAATAAATCATCTTTTGCTAAGATAGTCGATGGAATAGCGTTAACAATTTTACGTAACTCAGTAAGTACGTTAGAAGATGTTACAGTAGTTCCAGCAACTTCTTGCCCTGTTGGTAAAGAAGCATCCGCAGCAATTAAAGTACAAATACCATCATATTGTCCTGTTGTACCTGTTGCACCTCTCCAAAAAGATACTTCATTTTCTGCTGCGATACCTGCTGCATAACGTGCTAATATAAAATCTGCAAAAGATTTAGATAAAGTATCGAATGCAGAAATACCCATATCTTCGCTCATCCAATCTGAATGGAAATCTTTTTTACAAAGAACTTGATTAACTTGCAATTCTTTAGGAGTTAAAACTCTTTCGGTTAAAGTTACTGAACCTGAAGAAGTGAAATCACATGAAGCATCTGCTAGTAATGTTCCTGTTGCTACTTTTTTAATAACTTCTTTGTACTTAATATTTGGTTTAATTGTTACTAAACCTTTGTCCAATGTTGGCGCAGATAAAAGCGCAGTAGCGATATATTCACCTAAGAATTTACCCGCATAACTTGTTGTAATTGATGTTGCAGTTGCCATGTTTTAAATTATTTTTTTATGTTAGCTAATTTTTGTCTTACTCTATCTTCAAGCGTTAAGACTTTATTGTTTGAAAGTTTAATATTAAATTTTTCTTCGTTTACATTCTCAGGATTGAAAGTTATAGGTTTTGGAGTTTCTTCCAATACTACTTCTTTTACCTCCTCTTTAAGTTTTAACTGTTCTTTAAGTTCTGTAATTTCTCTCTTTAATTCTTCCATTTCTGAGAAATACGTTTCTTTAGATACTGTTTCAACTGTTTTCTTTGCAGTTTGTGGTGCTTCAACTGACGCTTCAACGGGAACTTCTGCAACTGGCTCTTTTTCTTCCATTGGTGCTTGCTCCTCTTCTTTAGATGCGATCTCTCCAATGATACCATCTTCATAAATTTCCAACATTTGACCGTCTTCTAATTCGTATTCTCCAATAGGCATTGGTACATTTCCATTTTCTGAAACAATGAAAATTTCTTTTCCAACTTCTAAGGCATCGAACTCTAAAACAGTAACACCATCAGCAAGTTTCATTTGTGCTAATTTTACCTCCATTTGTTCTAACTTTAATTTCACGTTGAATTTTTGCTCTAAAAACTCTCTAACGCTTTTTAATTTATCTTTCATTATACTTGAAACGTTTAGTTAATTACTCTGTTATATATCAACCTCTTTGTGTTACAATTGTACGCTCTTCATTTGTGTTTGTAACATTTGAAATTGTATGCCCTTGTAATGCTCCAATTCCTTGTGCTTCTAGTGTACCATCGCAACATTCTTTAGAGTATGTTCCATCAGGACATAAACACCCTCTATCCCCACCTTGTGGACTTGTTAAACTTTCTGTTTTCTTTTTTCTTCCCATTATATTTATATATTAAACTAAAATTTTAACTACTGAAAAATTCAAATCTGAAACTCTAACATCTGTTGAATTGGTATTTTTAACGAATAATTCAACGTAATCATTGGTAACTAAATCAATTTGATATTGAGTAGAACCAGGATGTTCTTGGTTAGATGTTGACGTTCTAATTGTCATTTCTGAATTTGGTAATATTGTACCGTTTTTAGCTATGCCTATACTTATATTTTGATTACTTGCTCCTGCTCTTACTGCAGTATTAACAGTAACTAAAAATGAAGTGTTAAAAGCTCCCGTATAAGTCAACCTATTATTTGAATGGTTAAACTTTGAATTTTTTGAATCTGCCGTTGTTGTTCCTGCTGCCTTTACCCACACATCTACATTCGGACTTCCTATCGTTGTGTTCGTTGTGTTGTTTACCATGTAGTAAAAACCTCTTGTAGTTGTGTTCGCTATCCCTACGCAATTTGTAAATAAAGTTTTATTAGATGTTTGAGTAACTCCCGAAATATAAGTACCGCCACCCGAAAAATTCACAGTGTCTAAAATATACCTTTCATCACTAATCGTTGCAGATGTTGAAACGTTAATAGATGTTTCACCTGATGAAGTAATAAATGAAGAATATATAATTCTAAAACGTCTTGAAACGGTTAATGTACTTGGCAATATTATTGCAGTCCCACCCGTTGAACAATCAAATAAACAGTTTCCAAAGGCAATTGTTCCAATACTTCCATTGAATGTCATCCCACTTGAATTAAGAAAGGCACTATCCCCCATTACAAAATTGGAATAGTCTTTAATTGTACCAATAGTTGCACAATTCACAAAGTTAATACCGAACCAATCGAGAGCAGTAGTAACACCATCTCCGTCCAAATCAAATACTGTTCCGTGTGTGAATGATATATTTCTAATTGGCAAAGAATAAGCCGAAGTAACTAAAGAAGTTGATGCACTTAAACCCGTAGATTTAATATAACAGTTTTCTGAACTTGCTCCTAATATAACCGTGTTTAATCCACAAACTAACCTATCTCCCGTTAAGTCTACCGTTGTAGTAAAGAAATAACTTATCGAATCAGCTAAAGTAATAACCCCACTTGAAGGTGTCGGTAAATCCGACTTGTTCGCAACGAAAACTATATTTCCACTTGATATTGAACTAATGCCCGAAGCGAAATTACTGTACAATATTTTCTTTGGAACATCAGAATCAGAAGCATCTAAATAAATGCTTTCCGTACCATCTAAAGTGGTTACGTCTTTATACCTTACAAAATATGGTATTTCACTCATTAATTAAGTTTTCGATTTCATTTATTAACTCAGTAGTTTCATCTACTTGCTCACTCGCTTTAACTTCTGCTTCTTTATATTTACCTTCGATTGAGAATCCTTTGTACTCTCCATTCTTAACTCTTACCCACTCGCTATCGTTGTAAACTTTCATTTTAACAACCCAACTTCCTACGGGTGCATTTAACTTATAGATGTTAGATTTATCTTGTTTAGAATCTTCTACAATCCAACTTTCAATAACGCTTACTCCCTCAACATCTCTTTCGTGTTGTGAAGTAATTTTGTTTAGGTTTAGATTACGCATGAAAAGTTCATTAGTCTTTTCGATAGTTTGTGAGGTGAAGTAAATATTAAACTCTTGACCGTCTACGTTACGATAAATCTTTTTGTCTGGAACAAGTGCAATACCTACAACCTCTCTTTTTTCTTCGTTTACTACCTTTAACTCAATTTCATGACTAGATAAATAAATAAAATCTTCTTGAATTGCTGGCTTATCAACTAAGGAAATAGCGAAAACCCCATCTTTGGATTCATCACTAATTATCATTTCAATGTCTTGTATCTTTTTCATAATTCTAAAACGTTGCATTTCTTAATCTGTTTCTATCTAGTGCTTGTTGTGATGTCATTTCACTACTTACAACAAATGCTTGAACTGGTGCTAAATTTCCTAACTGATTTTGTCCGTTATTTCCTACTATATTAAAGTTTGGAGTTATTACAGTTGAACTTCCACCCATAGCACCACCACTTGAAGCACCACCTCCACTAAATGAACCTCCACCACCACTTGAAGCACCACCTCCTTGAAATTGTTGTGAAGCTATTTTTTTAACGTTAACTAAACCTGCCGTTATTGCAGCACCCATTGCGATAAAGTTTAACGGAGGAGGAGCAGAAGCCAAAGCAGCATTTGCAGCCTTGTAAGTATCTATAACAGCCGAAGCAATGTTAACAGCCTTTTGAATTTTAAATGCTCTTTCTTGTTGCTTTCTAGATTTACCTGCGAATAATTCCGTAAGATTTGAAATAATAGAAAGTGAATCTTGAACACCTTGAACTTGTTGTGTTCTTAATTGTTTTTTTGCTTCTTCTTTCTTTTTTTCTTCTTCTACTTCTTTAGCGTTTTGCTCCTTAATATATGCTAAATAATCACTAGCAATTTTCTTTTTAAGATTATCCGAATGTATTTCGTTTTCTCTTATAGTATCGTGAAAGTTTTTATTTCTATCTTTTGCACTTGTTAAAAACGCTTCTTCATTCTTTGCGTCTTCTAAATCTTGTTTTTGTTTTTCCTCTCTTGCAAGTTTATCAGCTTCCTCTTTTTGTTTTCTTATTTCTTCTGCTCTTTTTCTTCTTTCTTCAGCTGCTTTATTTTCTTCTTCAGCATCCTTTTTATCTGATTCTGCTTTTTTATCTCTTAATTTTTTAGCATAGCTTTCCTCTTCAACTATTATGTTGGTTGTATTATCTCTTTTTAACCTAATTAATTCAAAATATTTTCCTCTTGCATCGTTTATTTCTTTTGCAGTTGACTTAATTAGTTCTTCATCTTCATCCTCATAAGCTTGTTTTAATATAGCACGTTTCTCTTTTATCTTTTGCTTAATGAACTCTAAATTTTTTAACCTTGCTACTTCTTCGTTTTCTAAATTGTCTAGTGTTTGTTCGTGTATTTCTTCTTCAGACGCACCTTGAGCTTGTAATATTTTTAAACGATTTTCTCCATTCTTTTTTAAGGCATCGTTATTTCTTTGAAGTTGCTTTTCTTGTCTTTCTAAACTTGCATTTAATTTGTCATTCTTTTCTGTTGCAGTTTCAGTTGAACTTGAAAAATATTTGAATGCAGCAACAGCGGCTAATATACCAGCAATGATTAAGAAGATTGGATTCGCTTTCATCACTGTATTCAATACTCGCATAGTGGCAGCACCTACAACTTGAGCAGCAGTCAATAATTTTTGTCCTATGGTTGTTTTTCCAATTACCGCAGCTAAGTTTGTAAACGAATCTTTTGCAGCCATTACCGAGTTTAAACCCTCACTTAATGCCATTGCACTTTGAACTTTCAATAAGGTAGCTTCAACATCTTTAGATTCTACACCTACTAAACCCATAGCACCTTGTACTGCACTAAACCCACCAGCAACACCTTGTAACGCTCCACCTAAAGCATTAAATTTAGCATCAGGATTAAAGGCATCGGTTAACGCTTTTGCATCTCCAATAGCATCTTTTAACTGTGCTGCTTTCTTTGCTGCTTCTGTTGCTTCTCTTGAAGTTGCTCCAAACTTTTCGCTTAGTGTTTCTACTTCTCTTTGTGCTGCTTTAAGTTGACTTTTAAGATTGCCTACACTTTCAACCTTAACATCTAATTCTATTTCCTTTTTAATAGCCATTTTTAATTGCTTTTATTTTTCTAATTCCTTGCTTATAAGTTCCTTTCAAAGTAGTTTCAATTTTATGCTTACCCTTTGCAATATCAATTAAATTACTTTCACCGTAGAAATCGGATATTTGTAATAGTTGAATTATCTGTGCTATCATTGTTGTTGAATTATATATTGTGTATAAGTATCTGTTGTGCCATCTTCAAAAGTGTATTCTACTTCAATAGGAATAACTGTATTATATCCTTGCTCTGTTATTCTATTAGAAAACGTTTCAGTAACACGTATGTTACCATCTTCTGTTATTCTACCATAGTATACATTTGTATCAGTTACCGTTGTAATATCAACATACTGTTCACTTGTAAT